AAGCGAAGGCAATTCTGCGAAATTCCGAATTAACCCTCAATATCAGCCAAAGCGAATACATCCGGGTGATGATGGACAGACACAAGATTACAGTTGACGCATTGGCCAAGGAATCGGGCATTGAGCGCAACCAAGTGTACTTCTGGACGCAAGGGAAGAAGGAAGGCATCCGATTTGACGAAACTCTAAAAAATTATTTTACCAAAGCGATACAGAATCACCACGAAGCCTTATATTTGTGAACACTTTTGTTAGTTACTTAAACCCCAAACCAATGAACGCACATCCCCAAAAATGGTACATCCCATTAACCGAAGAGAACTACGATGAAGTAAAATCGTGGTGGCTAAAGCAAGTTGAAAAAAGCGGGTGGGGGGGTAAAAGAACCCCGCCTCACGATGGACTTGTATTGTCTGAGCACCCATTCGACAGTAGTCATTATTGGTCTGCGCCAACAGGATTTAGCATACAATTCCCCACCTACCAAAAGATTACCCTCGAACAATTTCGTCAAATCACAAACTCAACCCCAATCCCTATGCCAAAAACAATTCAAATCTCCCGACAACTACTCAACGAGTATTACGATGCCGCTACTACCCCGCAAAGGGAGTACCTTGCGGAGCACTTCAAGTTGGACGGAACGACCACCGACGAAGCAATCCGTGAACTGCACGCTATGGCTTGCGATACTTGGAAGCCACGAATCAAGAAAAACCACCCCGACTGCTTTCCCGAGGAAAGTAAGTACTTTAATTTTTCGGGATATGTGGATAGTAATGGCTTTAATATCCTGAAACAAGGCGCTGGCAATCGACTTGGAATGGGTAACTGCTTTATACAAATCCGACACAACGAGGGCAATCCCGAAACACATATGCGCTCCTTTTACTTAGACACGTCCTATAATTGGGAATTGAAACAAGATGGCAGCGACGATGGCGGCCCCGTTTACGTCCTCATTCCAACCAAGAAACTATCCTAATCCTTTAACCCCAAACCAATGACACTACTTGAAAAATGCAATGCCGATGTTTACAAGGCCATCCTTGACAAGAAATCGGAACAACCCGTAATTGGGGAGAAACTCATCACTATCCTGCAAAATTGCGAAGAGTATATTGATTTGACTTGCTCCGATATGCTTTGGTTCTCTGCCCATCTTCCTTGGCCAATATGGGACCGCAAGATCCACACCTTCTACCTCCTTTTTGAATCCCAACAAACAACCAAAATGCCTTAAACTATGAAAACAAACCTCTCCGCAGAGCAACTTGCGCTCATCGCCAAGCCTCTCCCCCCCCAGGCTGTAAAGCCTCACCCAACCCGTGCCGGGATGTCCACCATCAAGGCCATCTTCGTCACCGAACGCTTCAACGATGTCTTCGGAGTCGGTGAATGGATGATTAAGACCGAACTCCTTGCGCCCATCTCCACCATCACTCGCACCACCTCCTACGGTAAGGAGCGCACCGAGTACACGGCTCTGGCGAAGACTGTCCTTGAAGTCCCTGCCCACGGCATTTATTACGAGTGCATTGCGTCCTCCACCAACGATGATATGGGCGATGCGGCCAAGGGTGCGACCACCGATGCAATCACCAAAATCGCATCCTACATCGGAATCGGTATTGCGGTGTTCAAGGGCGAACACGATGCGCCTATTGCGAAGGTTCCTGCCGAGCGAACTCCTGCTCCTGCGACCACGACTGCTCCTGCGACCAAGAAGCGCACCACGGAGCCGGTGGTTGTCCCAGAGGCATTGAGGAAAATCCATCAAGAGTATATCATCTCACGGGCCGCTTTGGGTTCACCCGAAGAGCAGGCCGACCCACGCTTTGTGCCGAACGATTGGGATGCCGACCGCTACCAAAAAGGAATCAACTATTTCAACGCTAAAAAGAAGAACTGATGAAAGACGTACAAACACTCGCCCAATGGCTGAAATGGAGTTTTAAGGCGAATGGCCCATTGCGAATTAAAGACCATTACGGCAGGGAAGTCTATTCCGAAAACGAATTTAATGTATGGACAAAAACGGAATACTTACCCGGAGATATCTCTAATAATTATATTTATAAGGAAAAGTCAACGGGGGAAATATACGACAACCGTCATCCCGAAACCCTTGAATACAACGGGCGTAAATACCTATTAATCCCTTAACCCCAAACCCTATGGAAAACCTAATCACCATCCCACGGTCAAATGTCAGCAAGGCTGATATTCAGACCTTCGCTTCCACGCTCATTGAGCAAATCAACGAGGGCCAAGTCAACGCTCTGGAAGCCCACATTAAACTCAAAGCGATGATTAAGGCGATTGACGCAGTAATCAAGGCCACCGAAGAAGTGGTCAGCGATGAAGCGGGGAAGCACCCCGGCAAGAGCTTTGATGTCTTCGGAGCCAATGTCCAAATGAAGGAAGGTTCGGTCGGCCCGAACTGCGACACCGACCCGGTGTATGCCCAAATCAAGGCGCAACTGAAAGACCGGGAAGAACTGCTGAAACTTGCGTTCAAGCAAGCGGGCAAGGCGATGATCACCGATCCGACCACGGGCGAAGAAATCCCCATCTGCGAACCAAAGGCCACCAAAGGAAGCATTGCAATCACATTCAAATGAGCCAACAAACTGCTTTGGAGTGGGTAATCCAGGAATTACGCCTCCGTGAATTTGAAAAGATGGAAATCCGCAAGGGTGAAACTCGCTTTACTGAAATCCTTGAGAAAGGTCTTGCGATGGAGCAGGAGCAACGCCACGAATCGTACCATCGGGGTCTGCAAGATTGTTCCGAAATTGAACCATCGGGCGAATGAGAGCCATCTTCATCCTTCTACTTCTCTCCTCCTGCACCAACAATCGGCCCTGGAAGGTCATTGAGGTGCGGGAGGTTGGGAAGGGTAAGTGCGAGTATGTGATGTCCAGAAGCAACGGCTTCGGGCCACAGTTAAAAATCAAGACCGATTCGTGCGGTAAATACACATTATTCCAAACCATAACCCAAAACCAATGAAAAAATTATTACTCCTCCTCCTGCTCACCTCCTGCGTTGCCGAAGACCAACCAACGCCCTATGAATACCGAGTGACCGGCACATCGGGCAACTACTCCGTCACCCTGCAAAACGCCTACAACAACCTCCAACAATTCGGGGGGGTGGGCAATGGATGGTGGTACAAGTGGTCGCAGACTGGAACAAGGTCGCTCTACATCTCGGCCCAGAACAACAACGCCTCTGGAAGCGTCACGGTTGAAATCGTCCGTGGCGGTCGGGTCGTTGCATCCAACACCTCGTATGGTGGCTACACGATTGCGACAGTTTCAGGCAGATATTAACCATTTAACCAATTAACCCCAAAACAATGAATAAGAACGATTTAAGAAAATGCAAAATTTACTATAAAGGCTTTGGAGAAAAAAACCTGTACTCAGATGGAGAGTATTACTTCCATTGTTGGTCTCAACAGGGCAGAGTGCAAAGGCATCCCGATTATTCATCAGGGGATTCAACCTTCGTTGCGGTCTTTGCGATTGTTGAACACATTGAGTCCGGCAGGGTTGTAGAGGTTGACCCCGATACCATAACCTTCATCAATTAACCAATGCTTAACCCCGAATTTATCTTCTCCCCGACCTGGTGGAGATTGTCAAGGCTTGGCAAGGAGCCAAGCGTGATACGACTTGCTGCCTTGGATTTCTTCTGCGATTATGTTGCCTACGAAGGCAAGATGACCGTTGACGAGGCTACGACTATGCTTGATTATCCTGTTTTGGAAGCCTTGATCGCCAACGAAACCCTCGTTGTGGATGGCGAAAACATCCGGGTTCCCTACCTTGATTCGCAGAAAAAAACGAAAATTGAGCAAATAAGATTTTATATAGATAACTATAAAGATATAGATAACTATATTACTATCAGAGGGAGAGATAAGATAGATAGGGATGATAGAGGGGGTATGGGGGAGAAAGAAGGGAAAGAAAGAAAAGAGAGGGAGACAACCCTTGAGGGTAGAAAGCGCAGAGGATCCATCTACGATCACGACCAAATGCTCCAAATGTTTGAGGGGTTTTGGGAATACTACGACAAGAAGGTTGGCAAGGACAAAGCGATGGTCGCTTGGTTCAAACTCACGGACGAGGAGGTGGAGAAAATCAGGAATACCCTTCCCGCTTATTTAGAGGCTCACCACGAGAAGAAGTACCGCAAAGACCCCGTAAGATACCTTTCGCATAAAGCGTTCAATGACGAGCCTGTAAATGCGTCAGAGAGGCATTCACAATTTAACCAATCCAAAACCTATGAATCAACCCCAATCAAGCATTACGCCCCTGAGTCCGGAATTGTACGCTGAGTACCAGGATCGGATGCTCGGCATCCTCATCTGTGAAATCCTCAAGCCGGGTGATATCGTCCTGCAACTGCGGGAGGAATACTTTGAGGAAGGCAAGCGCAGGAATGTCTTTCGGGCCATTCGTGAACTTCGCAAGGAGGAGGTTCCGATCAACACGCTGACCGTTCACCAGAAGTGCAAGGCTCTCAACTTTGGCATTGACCCGGTGTATTTGGCCACTATTGACAACGGCCTTTACACGGCAGACGGTTGGAAGCACTATCGCTTTGAACTGCATCAACGCTTCGTGCAGAGTCGCATCCACGAAATCAAGGTGGAGTTCTTGAAGCATCAAGATGTGGACAGGCTCTACAACGAGATGCAGGAGATTCGCTCTCTTGACCCCGATCCGATTGCGACCGAGGCCCACGAATTGCTTGTGGGCTATATGATGGAATTGGACTCCATTCTTTCGGGGAGGAAGCCAAGCCGCATCACTCCCACCTACCATCCGAACACCGACCGCCTTATCACCGGTTTCAAGCCTTCCGAGTTCATCATTTTGGGAGGCAGACCCGCGATGGGGAAGACCACCCTTGCGGTGCAGTATGCCTTGAACCAAGCACTTGCCGGGCGAGCGGTGGCCTTCTTCACGATGGAGATGTCCACCGAGCAGTTAATGACCCGACTTGTCAGCAACCTTTCGGACATTGATGGCGAAGCGTTTTTGGATGCGCAAAACCGCATCACCCCGCAGGACTTTCAGCAGATGGGCATAGCGGTGGACAAGGTGAAGAACGCTCCCTTGCACATTGTGGACATCCCTGGGGCCGACCCCGGAAGGATTGAACTTGAACTCCTCAAACTCATCAAGACCCACAAGATTGAGGGGGCATACATAGACTACCTTCAGTTGATTTCGGCCCTGCCCGAAGACCGAAGCAAAGCGAGGATTGAGCAGGTCACGAACATCTCCAAGTACATCAAGGCGATATGCAAGAGGCTGAATATATGGCTCTGCGTGGTGTCTTCGTTGTCGCGGAATGTGGAGCAAAGGGAGAGCAAAAGGCCCAAGATGAGCGATTT